ATGTCCATTCCCAAATGGCTCCAGATCGGCCACGACCAGGTGTTCTCCCTCGGAGCGTTCCTCGTGTCCGACGTCACGCCCATGATCGATTTCGACAAGTCCTCGGGCGAGAACCGCGTGCAGGCCAGAGACCGCGACACCGGGCTGCCTATGTGGCAGGTCGAAGCACTCGACGGCGATCCCGCCGCACCGAAGCGCAGCCGCACGGTCACCATCAAGTTCGCGGCGCCCGCGCAGCCGACTGCCCCGATCAATTCCAGCGGAACACCCTTCACCCCGGTGGTCTTCGAGGACCTGATGGCTCTGCCCTACATCGAGCGATCCGGCGATTTCTCACGAATCGCGTGGTCGTTTCGCGCCTCGGGTATGACGGCACCGGGCAAGCCGGCCGTCGCGTCGAGCTCGGGCCGGGCCTCGGCATGAACCCGGACCCGTTCGCACCCGTTGAGTTCGACAACCAGCTGCGGATCGACCATGTCTTGCACCTGCTCCTCGGGGCATTTGGGTGGGCCGTCCTGTTTGGCGTCACCATCGTCTCCGCCCTGATCGCCTGGCGGCTCCAGGCGCCACAAGGCTTCGAACGCTACTGCGCCACCCCAACACGTCGGCTGCGCTGGCGACTCTGGGCATGGGCCTACTGGCAGCACTTGTCGAGACGCTGCGGCCTTGCTTCAGCAGACCGGGTCACCCGCCGAGACCGCGACGGTCGGCCCGTTACCCACACACGCTGGACCCACCCAAAGCTGTTGCGCGTCAGGATCGCCGGCAACTGCATGAGGCGTGTCTGACTTAACCGCAGAGATGGCGTGAGAAATTACCCAATTCATGGCGTCTTCCCGGCGGGTTTGGTTCTGCTGTTGCGATGGTAGTCCAGGCGTTGCTGGCGGGCGCGGTCGAGACCGTCGCGGCGGGCCTGCCTGATGGCTTGGCCGCGGCCTTCGTGTTCGTCGTCGGGGGTGACGTAGCCGATCGCCTCGTGCAAACGAACCGAATTGTATTCAGTCCGTACCCTTGCTAATTCGGCGTCGAGCAAGGCTGGGTCGGTGATGGTCTCCAGATGCGGCCACTCGCCCTTGATGTGGCCGAAGAAGGTCTCGATCCACGCCTGGTCCTGCGGGGTGTGCGGGCGGCCGTGATGCTGGGCGATCGCCATCAGGGCCATGAAGGCGCGGGTATCGCGGGCGGTCATCGGTGGACCGTTGTCGGAGACGGCCAGCAGGATCGGCCGGCGGGGATCGTCGGTGTCGAGGTCGAGCCGCTCATCGGTGAGCAATTCCAGCAGGCCCTCGACTTCAAGTGCGTGCTCGAACATCACCTGGACCTGGGTCGCGGTCTCCTCCACGCTGACCAGGGTGTCGATCCACTTGCGAGACACCATGTCCACGATCGCGAAGCAGACCCGGCGGGATCGCGTGAAATGTGTGGCGTCCCATATCCAGATCCGGTTCGGTTTCCATTCCAGCCAGTCCGGCCACGGTTTCTTGGCCGAGCGCGATCTGGGCTGCGGCTCGGGCAGCGACAGTCCCTGGTCGATCAGCACGCGGCGGAAGGTCGACGGTGACACCCACACCAACTGCTCGTAGGAGCCGCGGTGGGCGAGCTTGCGGTGCGAACGGTCGACCGCACCCCAGCGTTCGGCGATGTCAAGGATCGCGGTGATCTCCCCGGGCAACAGCGCGTGCATCGGGTGCCCGCCCGGCGCACGGTCGACCAGGGTGCCGGTGTCACGGCAGCGAGCCCGCCAGCGGTGTACCCGCGAGTCTGAAACCTGCCACAACGAGCACGCCCAGGTGTGGGAGAACCCGGCCGCGACCGCGTCGTCGACCGTCTTGAGGACCAGCTCCTTGACCTCGGCGGGGACCCGCGCCGGCACCGGCCCACTCAGGCCCAACCGGATTTTCCCCGCACAATCGCCAGCTCGATGGCCTGGGCTTTCACCGCCTCGGTGAGCTGCGTGATCTCCGCGCGAGCGGCTTCGAGCTGCCAATCGCGTTGAGTACCGGGGCGCCCAGGCTTGCGGGCCAGCGCAGCCAAAGCTGCGTCTTTGACCGTGCGGCGGATGCCGATCACCGTCGACACATCCACTCGCCACTTGCGCGCAGCCTCGGCCTGGCTGATCTCCCCGGCCGTGATCTGCAGGAAAATCTCCCACTTCGTCTCCGCCGACAAACTCGTCGGACGACGGCGATCGTTGCTGGCCTCGGACATGAACTGCTCCTCTCGGATCATCCGAGATGACTGCCAGGCTTGGGTAATTTCTCACCCAGAACTCTGCGGCGAAGTCAGACGCAAAACATGCATGACGCTGACCGTGCGGACGCACATGGGTCTGACGGTCGAGGATCTTGAGCGCGCCGTACCCGCAATCCGCGATGCCGCACGCGCACATGCCGCCCGCTCGGTGGTGGTCTCCCCCGCCACCGTGCGTATCGAACTGGTCATGCGCGAGCAGCTCTCGACGGTCGGTCACGCCACCTCACCCACGAACGTCGCAACGACCGCAGTCACCCTCGGACGCTGCGAAAACGGCACACCGTGGGCATTGACCATCGGGGGCCGCCATACGCTCACGGTGGGCTGCTCAGGCGCAGGAAAGGGCTCGGTGTTCTGGGGTATCGCCGGGGCCTTCGGACCCGCTGTCGCCGCCGGACTGGTGCATCTCATTGGCATCGACCTCAAGTACGGCATCGAGCTATCCGTTGGTGCCCGGTTGTTCACCACCGTGGCCACGACCGAAGCGGACGCGGCAAAAACCCTTGCCGCAGTGGAACAGCTGATGGACAAACGCGGCGCCCAAATGGCGGGAGTGGCCCGGCACCACAAGCCCACCCAATCGGACCCGCTGATCGTCCTGATGATCGATGAGCTGGCCGGACTGACCGCCTATATGAGCGACGCGGCGCTGCGCAAAGAAGCCAGCGCTTCACTGTCTCGGATTCTCACCAAGGGCCGCGCTCTCGGCGTCGTCGTCGTCGCGTTCCTGCAGGACCCCCGCAAGGAGGTTCTGCCGATGCGAGGGCTGTTCACTCAAACGGTCGCGCTGCGCCTTCGGTCGCGCGACGAAGTAGCCATGGTCCTCGGCGACGGAACGGCCGACACCGCCCCAGCACACCGAATCAGCCCCGAACGACCAGGCACGGGGTACGTCATCGCCGAGGACGGTCAAGTGACCAAGGTCCGAGCCGACCTCTGGTCCGATGAGCAAATCCGCTCCACTGCAGGCCAATACGGACGGTCGCAGACCAGGCAGGGGACAACGAAGTGAATATCACCGAGTCCATCTTCGAGCCACCCGACAGAGATCAATTGGCGCGGCGTGCCGACGATCTGATCCGCCGCGGCCGCCTCGTTCGCAGAGACGGATGGAACGGCTACCGGCATCGATGGTCCTGCGGCGAAGTCATGGGTGCTGCGCTGGTCCTGGGCGACGACGCCGAACTGCGCCGATGCGGCGAGACGACGATCTCCGCGCTGGAGCGGTGGGCATTCGACCTGTGGGGAATCACCGGCGGTCAGTCCGACGTCGAGGCCGGATTGCCGCGCACGCGCGCCTGGTTCGACTCGATCCGTGCAGCGAGGTGAACCGATGATCACCCACGGGCTCCGCGAGGCTCTCATCACCGCCGGCAACTTTCCCGAGCTGCTGACCGCAGACCAGGTGTCAGCCCTTCTCGGCGTCTCCGCCGCGACCCTCAACCGCTGGGCGGCGGTCCGCGAAAAGACCGGCGAGCAGGTCGGCCCGCCCTGCTACACGCTGTCGGACCGAGTGCGCCGCTGGGACTGCGCCGAAGTGCGATCCTGGCTGAAACAGGCCCGCCGGTAATGGCCGGCAACACCCCGCGCGGCATCCGCAAGCGCATCAACACGGCCGGGGAGCCCCGCTACCAAGTCCGCTACCTGATCCGCGACCCAGACGCGCCGTCCGGCTGGGTGGAAACGTCAGCGACGTTCCCCACGCTGCGCGAGGCGAAGGCATTCAAATCCGAACGGGACAACGAGGCGGCGCTCGGGGCACGGCGATTCGACCCTCGCCTTGGCCGAGCACCGCTGAACCGGATTTGGACGCAGTTCTCCGACACCAAGAAACCGGCCGTGTCGCCGAAGACGTGGAGCGGCTACACCCAGCACTGGGAACTGCGCATCGCGCTGCGCTTCGGCCATGTGCCCGTCGACGAGATCACCCGCGCCGACGTCCAGGCCTTCGTTGACGGCCTCACCGTCGGACCGTGGGCGAAGGTGTCTACGCTGCGTCTCCTGCGGTCGATTCTCGACGTGGCGCACCAGGACGGCCGGATCCACCGCAACCCCGCTCTGGGCGTCTCAGCGGGTCGCATTCCCGAGCGGGAGCGTCACCGGTACCTGACAGCTCAGGAGGCTCAGACGCTTGCGACCGCGTGCGGGGATCAGGGCGACGTGGTGACGATCCTGGCCTACACCGGTCTGCGCTGGTCCGAACTCGTCGGCCTCCGGGTCAAGGATGTCGACCTGACCGCGCGTCGGCTCTACGTCCGACGGGCCGCACCGGAAGTCGAGGGCCGCATCGTCATCGGTCCGCCCAAGACCCGAGCCGGCATCCGGACCGTCCCGCTCCCGCAGGTCGTCGTCGACATCCTCAAGACGCGGATCGGCGGGCGGGCTCCCGACGATCCCGCCGTCACCTCACCCAACGGCGCGATGCTGCGGTCCAACAACTGGCGCCGCCACACGCACTGGAACAAGGCGCTTGAGAAGACCGGCCTGGCTCCGATCACCATTCACGATCTGCGCCACACCTACGCCAGCCTGGCCCGGAAATCCGGCGCTGATTTGCGCTATGTGCAGAAGACCATGGGCCATTCGACGCCGACCGTCACCGCCAACATCTACAGCGACCTCTATGCCGACGAGCTGGACCAGGTCGCGGCCAACCTCGATCAGCTCCGCGCGACTGAAATTCAGATACCGACGACCGGACAAGAACCGGACGAATCCAACTAACCAATGAGTGCGAGAACCGTGTCTATGCAGGTCAAAGATGGTGGCCAGGGCCGGGATCGAACCGGCGACCTTCCGCTTTTCAGGCGGACGCTCGTACCAACTGAGCTACCTGGCCGGAAGGCCCCGTTGTTGCAGGGCAACAACGGGATACCTCGCCGTGATGGCGACCCTGACGGGACTCGAACCCGCGACCTCCGCCGTGACAGGGCGGCGCGCTAACCAACTGCGCCACAGGGCCTTGCTGTATTCAACTGTCAACTGCACTCGCCAGTACCCGGATCGTGCGTACCCCCTACGGGATTCGAACCCGCGCTACCGCCTTGAAAGGGCGGCGTCCTAGGCCGCTAGACGAAGGGGGCCTGGCCGAATCACTCCGGGGCACTCACAACACATGCACTGTGAAGCGATCGCCAGCTTAGGGCACAACGATGCCATTCCCCAAACGCGCCCGTCGGAACGGCCAAGTATCCTTAGTAACCGCACGGCCCCTATAGCTCAGTTGGTAGAGCTACGGACTTTTAATCCGCAGGTCCTAGGTTCGAGTCCTAGTGGGGGCACCAAAATGGGCTTACGCCCATCGTTTATTCATCGCTTACGGTCCGGTCTAAAAGCGCAGCTACTTCGGCATGAACCCGGCCCCGGCGCATGTACCGATCCTGTGTCATCGACACCCGCGAGTGCCCGAGCTGGTCGGCTCCGACCCGTGCCGACATCCCGGCCTCGTCAATGAACGTCGCGACGGACTTGCGGAAGCTGTGGCTGGTGACATCCGGCACCCCGAGATCCGCCCGGACCCGCCGCCACTGCTTGTCGAAGTTGTCCGGGTCCCGCCAGGTGCCGGCCGTCGAGGGAAAGATCATCCGCTGCTCACCGAGGAAGTCCCGGCCCCGGCGGTCCTTCAGCGCCGCGACGGCGAACGCCGGTAGCGGCACGACCCGCTCCGATGAGGTGGTCTTGCCGGTATCGAGCCGCCTGAGCCCCTGACCCTCGATCCGGGCCACCTTGCCGGTTACATGCAGCGTCCCGGCGTCCTCGTCGAAGTCGACCCACCGCAGCGCGAACAGTTCCGAGCGCCGCATCCCGGTCGCCGCCAGGATCGTCACCGGGTCGACCAAATCGGCAGCGTGGCAGACCTCCGACGCCTGCAACTTCGCCAGCATGTCCCGCAGCTCGGCGGCATCCAGCGCCCTGGCACCCTTCGGCTTGCGGTCCGACTCGATCCGGCTCACCTGAGCGACCGGGTTGGCACCGAGCACGTCATCGAGAACGGCGAGCTGCAGCGCACCCCGGAGCAGTGTCCGCCCGTGCCGTGCCATGTTCGCGCCGTGCGCCTGACGCATCGACCGGATGACGGCATTGAGCCGCCCCGGCGTAGCCTCGCCGACCCGCAGGGCCTCGCCGAACTTGGCGAGCTTGCGGGCGGCGCTGCGGTAGGTGGTCATCGTCGCGGGTGACCGTCCGCTCTCTGCCAGCAGCTCAAGATGCTGCTCGACCAGAACCGCAATGCGGGTGTCGAGACTGATCTCCCCAGACACCCCCGGCGGCCGGCGGTCCTTCAGCGCCGCAATTAGGGCGTCCTCGGCAGCCTTGCCGTGCTTATCGTCCTCACCGGCCGGACTGCGCCGCTCAACCACCCGCGTGACCCCATCGGCATCGCGAAACCTACAGCGCGCCAGCCACAATCCCGCACTCAATTGCTTGCGGGTGATCCGGCCGTGCTGACCTATCCGTAGCGGAGGCCTACCCGCCATGCCCTTCCTCCTCAAGACGCTCGATAAGCTCCCGGATTCTCTTGGTGAGTTCAGCTAGCGCAAACTCGATGTGAGGAACAGTGGCGGCCTGGGGCGCCCACGGCGCGCGCACCTGAGCAATAGTCAAAAGCATCGTTAGGGCCGTTGATGCGGCCACGGCGGGGGAACCGTTCGCTGTCAACATCCGCTTGTGAAGGTCACCGGCGGCCTTCACAAACTCCTCAGAGGAACTATCGGGCAAAGGCGCGGCGTCGCCCTTAAGCCACAGGTACAGGTTTTCCGCCGGCATTACGGTCTCGTTCGCGACTTCGAGCGCTTCGTTGTGGGCGGGCATCACGAGGTCAATCACACTGGTGTTCAACGCAATCGCGAGTATGAGCAACTCGTCAGTCGATACCTTTCGGTCAGCCTTCTCAATCTCGGAAACGCCAGACGCCGACAGCTTGAACCCGAGCTCGTTCAGGCGCGCCGACAGATCACGCACCGTCATTTTCCGTAGCCCACGGATGCGCGCAACGTTCTCACCCAGTACTGCACGCACTGGGTTCCTAGCTCTCTCGTCTGCCACGCCAACAGGCTAACCGCTGTTCGGTAAATCAGAACAGTGTCCGGACTTGACAAACAGGGAGATGACGGGAATTGTTCGGAATACCCGGATGTTGTCCGGATTTTCAGAACGGAGAGGCGGGGTCAGTTATGGCTGAGGACTACTGGATGACGCGCCCGGAGGTCGCTGAGCGGCTCAGGGTGCCGGAGAAGACCCTGGCCCAGTGGGCCAGCCAGAAGAAAGGGCCGCCCTACCGGCGCTTCGGAAGGCATACCCGCTACCGAATGTCCCAGCTCATCGCCTGGGAGGACGCCCAGACCGGCGGCGGCACCGACGACCCCCGAGGTGCTGCCTGATGAGCGCCGTAACGAGAAACGCCCCCGGCGGCGCTGGAACGCCGACCGAGGGCCGAGACCTCAACGCCCACCACTACGAAGGAGTCTCAGTCATGTCGAGCATATCCGAGTGCAGGCACTGCACCGTTCCCACCACCGAGGGGGACGTGTGTGCGTTCTGCTCGAGTTACACCGCGCCGGTCGATGACGCCCTGGCCGACGCCGTCAGTCACACGGCTGCGGCTATCGCCGCTGCGGCCGAGACCCTTGAGCACCTCCCGGCTGACGCCCCTCTGTTCGGGGCGGTCGACGTCGTCAACGCGCTGGCGCACCTGCGCAAGGCCGCCAGCCGCCTCGACCGGGTCGGCCGCGCGCTGGCAGTGCAGCAGGTTGCGGGCGGTGCGCGGTGAGGCCGGTCGAATCCCGCTCGGTGTCGTGGTGGCCGGTGCATGAGTTCCTGGCGGCTGTCCTGGCTCAGGCCAACGAGGCCCCGCCGATGGCCGGGACTTCCGCCTGGCGTGCCCTGGCCGATTCGGACCCGGCCAAGCTGTTGGCCCTGGCGGTCGCCGGGGAGCACTGGGTTCTCCGGATGGAGACGGCGCAGGAGCAGCGTGCGGAGGCATCGAAAGCTGTTGCCGCGTCCGCTGATTGGCCTGCCGTCGCACAGGAGATTCGGCAGCGCCGCGAGGCCCGTAGTGCCGGCATCTATATCCCGCGTCAGGTGGTGGCCTAGTGGATGGACGCTCGGATCGGACCGCGAACCGGCCATGCAAGAACTCACCTGCCGAGATGGTCGACAACATCGCCGGGATGATCGACGCCGTCGAGTCGAGTCTCGACCTCGTCGACCCTGCCGACCTTGCCAAGGTCGACCTCGGCCGGCTGTTGGACAACCTCGACCGCCTCCGTGCCCGGATCGCCCCCGCCGAACCGGGCCAGTCGACCCGCCGCTTGATCGTCACCCCCGGTTCCGACGTGAAGACCAAGCGGCTGATCTGGTGGGACGACGGGCTGATCCTCAAGGATGCGATCAACCTGTTGGCCGCCCGTGAGGGCAAGGGCAAGTCCACGGTCGCCTCCAGCTGGGCCGCCCGAGAGACGCGCAACGGCGGCACGGTCTGGTGGATCGGCACCGAGGAGTCCCGCGAGCAAGTCCAAGCTCCCCGGCTGATAGCCGCCGGAGCCGACATGGACCGGGTGATCTTCGTCGACGTGCAAACCGATCTCGGGACCGGCGCGCTGATGTTCCCGCTCGACCTGGCGGCCACAGAGAAGGTCATCCGGGACCACAGCGTCACCATGATCTTCCTCGACCCCGCGAAAGGATTGGTCCCGCCGGGATTCTCGGGCAACGACGACATCGCGGTGAGGCAGTACCTTGAGCCGCTTGCGGCCCTGGCGGATCGCTGCCGGGTCACCATCGTCGGCCTGGCCCACTTCGGCAAGCGCGTCGGCAACGACTCCGGGCAACTCATGCTCGGCTCGGTCGCCTGGTCCCAGGTGGCCCGCTGCGTGCTGTCCATCGCCGAAGACCCCGACACCGGCACCCGCGTGCTGACCAACACGAAAGCCAACTACGTCGGCACCGACCGTTCCGTGGAGTTCCGCATCGTCACCACCACCATCGCGACCGACGACGGCCCCGCCGAGATCGGCGCCGTCGAATGGCTCGGCGACACCACCGTCGACGCCCGCGATCTCCTCGCCGGATGCGAGGACGACCACGGGGAGCGCACCGCCGCCGAGCACTGGCTAGAGGACTACCTCACAGTTAACGGAGCGACGCCGTCGAAGGTCATCAAGACCGACGCCGCCAAGGAGAAGATCACCGAGGCAACGCTCAAACGGGCGAAGAAGAAGATCGGCGTCCTAGACCGCTCGGCCGGGTTCCCCCGGACCTCGACCTGGCACCTTCCCAGTCAGCTCACCGACAGTCAGCCCACCCCCTCGCATGAGCCGACTGAGCCAACTGAGCCAACTGGCCCCGACCAGCATGAACAGGATGAGCCGACTGAGCCGGATTCCCAGTTGGCTCACCTCCACACGTCTGAGCCAACTGATGATCCGACTGCACCGGAATCACCGGCAAGGGCACCGACCCCGCTCGACATCCGGCGCGACGATCTCCGCACCCGCCGCACCATCCGCGTCCGGGGCGTGGAAGTACCCCGCTGCTATCTCTGCGGCAAGGCCGTCGCCGCCGGCCAGGGCGACGCCCACCTGAGTTGCTTGAGCAAACACGGCGAGTCCGCATGAAGCGCCGTGTCATCTTCCCGCCCCCCAACTACTTCACACCGGAGGAAGCCAGCGTGATCGCTATCAACCGCCCACTGACCGATGAGGAACGCCACCTCGTGAACCTGCTCGCCATCGCTTCGGTCGCGCACCAGACCGGTGTCGACGAGCGGGCCGCAGCCGAAGCCCTCGACACCGTCACCAAGACCGGCGACGTCATCCTGCGAGGCGACGCCGAGAACGTCTACCTCGAGGTTGCTGGCAAGGTGCTCGTTCACTGCGAACGAGCGTGGCTGGCCTTCCATGCCGAGCACCCCGAGGCCATAGACCTCACCAGGCACGCCCACCGCATCCCTGAGGTCGACCGTTGACTCTCAAGCCGTGCCTCGACTGCGGCGAGCCATGCGTCGGGCCTCGCTGCCCCGAGCACACCGTCGACACCAAGCCCACCGCCCACGCGCGGGGATACGACTCGGCCTGGACCCGACTGTCCAAGCGCGCCCGACGGCTCCAACCGTTCTGCGGCGACTGCGGCAGCACCGAGGATCTACAGTGCGACCACACCCCGCAGGCGTGGGCGCGCAAGGCCGCTGGCAAGCCCATACGGCTCCGAGACGTTCAGGTGCTCTGTGGACCCTGCAACCGTGCCGCCGGTGCCGCACGCGGGCGCTCAGCCACCAGGGGGGACGCCCCGGCCGACAGGCAGCCCGACCCCGCGGTGAGGCCAAATCCGAGTTACACACCTGCGGGAATCGCCCGATGAGCCCGGAGGACCGCGCGAAGATCGACGCGGCAGCTCGGCGCTGGTTCTTCGATGGATTCCCGACCGATGAAGTCCAGGCGGCCCAACTGCTGATCTACATGAGGATGGACGGCGACATCGCGGAGCTACACGGCGAGATCCTGGCCGAGAAGGCGCAGCGCTACGACGACTGGCTTGCTGCTGGTCTGGGCCTGTTGGAGTCGTATGCCAATGGGGTGGATTCGCTGTGAGGGCAGGCCCCAAAGGTGCGGTGAGCGCCGACCCGTTGAGCTTCGCCCGGTGGCCGGCGGATCGCGCCAAGCGCCGGGAGCGGTTCATCGGTGAGTATCTGGTGACCCCGCGTGGCCACGGCGCTGGCGAATCGTTCAAGCTGCGCCCGTTTCAGCGCGAGATCATCAGGGGATCGTTCGCGCCCGGTATCCGCTCGGCGGTGGTGTCGATCCCGCGCGCCAACGGCAAGACGATGCTGGCCGCCGCGCTTGGGATTGCCGAGATGTTCGTCGGCGCTGCCTCGGCCGAGGTCCTGGTCGTCGCCTCCGATCAGCGTCAGGCCAACATCACGTTGCGCTATGCCCGCCGCATGGTGGAGTTGAATCCTGTTCTCGCCGAACGGGTCCAGGTGTATGCCGACCGGCTGTACCTGCCCGAGAACGACGCCACCCTGTTGCCGCTGCCCGCCGAACCCGGCGCGCTGCACGGCCACGACCCCAGCTTGCAGATCGTGGACGAGCTGCACGTCGTCACCGAGCAGGTTTGGGAGGCCGTGACCTCGGTGTCCGGTAAGCGGCCCGAATCGTTGACTCTGGCAATCTCGACGCCCGCCAGCTCGCCCGACTCCGTGATGTGGCGGCTGGTGGAGCACGGCCGGGGCGGTGATGACCCGGCGTTCTACTTCCGTGAGTTCGCCGCCCCCGATGGCTGCGCCGTCGATGACCGCAAGGCATGGCGGATCGGCAACCCGGCGCTGGCGTGCCGCGATCCGTTCCTGTCCGAGGACGGCCTCGAGGCGGCCCGAAAGACGATCCGCGAGCCCGTGTTTCGCCAGTTGCGCCTCGGGCAGTGGGTGACCGGAGTCGAGTCGTGGTTGCCGTTCGGCGCGTGGGACGCGTGCGCGGTACGGCGATCCGTTCAGCCTCGGGAGCGCGTAGTCCTGGCCTTCGATGGGTCGGCCTCGGGTGACTCGACCGCCCTGGTCGGCTGCACCCTCGACGGCCACCTGTGGGTCGAGGGCCTGTGGGAGAACCCCGGCGATCCGCGCTGGCGCGTGCCACGCGAACAAGTCTCGGACGCGGTCGACGTCGCGTTCGCCCGCTACGACGTCGTCGAGCTGGCTTGCGACCCCTGGGGGTGGCGATCCGAGATCGAAGCCTGGGCCGCCCGGCACGGTGAGCGCCGCGTCATCGAATGGAACACCGCCAACGCACAACGCATGGCCCCGGCCACTGACCGGCTGTATCAGGCCGTGGCCACCAAAGCCGTTACCCACGACGGGGATGCCCGCCTGGCCGCGCATATCGCGCACTGCATCGCCAAGCGGACCCCTATGGGTGACCTGGTGTCGAAAGACAAGCGCGGTAGTCCGCGCAAGATCGACGCCGCCGTGGCCGCAATCGTGGCCTTCGATCGTGCCGCCTGGCACCAGACCCGAAACCGCAAACGAGTAAGGAGCTTCGCATCATGACCCGAGACGAACTGCTGACAGCGCTGCTGCAGCGCCTGTCCGAACCATCTGCCCGCTACGCCGAGCTGGATCGCTACTGCAGCGGCACGCAACCGCTGGCCTACCTCTCACCGGAGGCCAAGACCGCGCTGGGCAACCGCTTCGGCGTCATGGCGTCCAACATCCCGCGCCTGGCTGTCACGGCACTGGCCGAGCGGCTACGGATCACCGGATTCAGCGGCGACCCCGCCCTGTGGGCCGACTGGGTGCGCAACGACCTCGACCAGACCTCCGGTGTCGCGCACCGCGAGGCCCTGCTGCTGGGGGACAGCTTCGTCATCGTGTGGGCCGACCCGTTCGGCCGGCCCCGCGTGACCGTTGAGAGTGCGAAACAGGTTGGCGTCCTTACCGATCCCGGTAGCCGCCAGATCGTCGCCGCGCTCAAACGGTGGGAGGACACGACCCGCAAGACCACTGAGGCGGTGCTGTATCTGCCGGATCGGATCGTGCGGTTGCGGGCCAACCAGGTCGGCGCGGTCACCGCGCAAGGGTTGACCACCGTCGAGGAACTGGCCAACCCGCTGGGTGTGGTCCCCGTGGTGAACCTGCGCAACTCCGACCGCATCCTCGCCGAGCACGGCAGCTCGGAGATCGACGATCTCAAGCCGCTGGTGGACGCGCTGAACAAGTCGCTGGCCGACATGATGGTCACCTCCGAATACGTCGGCCGGCCGCGCCGCTGGGCCACCGGGATCGAACTGACCGAGGATCCCGTGCTCGACGACGAGGGCAACGACACCGGCGACACCGTTGAGGTCAACCCGATCCCCGAAGGCGCACGAGCCATGATCTCCGAGGCCGCCGACGCCAAGTTCGGCCAACTCGCCGCCGCCGACCTCGGCGGGTACGAGGCCAGCGTGAGAGTGCTGCTCGGGCAGATCATGGCCGTCAGCACGCTCCCGGCGCATTACGTCGGCGTGTTCACCGACAACCCCGCCAGCGCCGATGCCCTGCGGGCCGCCGAGGCCAGCCTGACAGCCCGCGCCGAGGCCCGACAGCAGACGTTCGGCCGCGCGTGGGAGCAGGTCGCCAAGCTGATGGTCGCTGTCCGTGACGGGCGCGACCCGAGCATGATCGACGACATCCGCGTGCTGTGGGCCGACGCCGCCACCCGCAGCGTGGCCCAGGAGGCCGACGCCGTGGTCAAGCTGTACGCCGCCGGCCTGCTGCCCGCCTCGTATGCGCTGGGCAAGCTCGGCTACTCCGATGACGAGGTCGCCGAGATCCGCGCGGCCCGCGCCCTGGACACCACTGCCCCGGCGACCGGCGCCGGGGCAGTGGCCTAACCCCCCAACGATCCCGAAAGGAACCCGCCATGACCGACACCGACGTGACCACCGAGGTCACCGCCGAGGCCGACCCGACCGCAGAGGAGCAGGGGAGCGCCCTCGATACCGAGGCTTCCGACGCCGAGGGCCTCGCCGCTGACGGCACCGAAGCCGAAGCCGAGGACACCGACCAGGCTCACGCCGAGGCCGACCAGGACGGCGACACGTTCCCCCGTGCCTACGTCGAGAAGCTGCGCAGTCAGAACGCCCGCTACCGCGAACGCGCCAAGGCCGCCGACGCCTACGGCAGGCGGCTGCACGCTGAATTGGTCCGCGCCACAGGACGATTGGCCGACCCCAGCGACCTGGAGTTCGACGAGGGCCACCTCGACGACCCCGACGCCCTGGTCGCCGCCATCGACGACCTGCTCGGCCGCAAGCCGCACCTGGCCAGCCGCCGGCCAGTCGGCGACATCGGGCAAGGTGCACGCGGCAACGGCACCGAACCGGTCGGCCTGCTCTCAATCCTCAAGGGCCTGACCTGAATCGACTAGACTGGCCAGCCAGAAGGGCCTGACGCCCAACACGATTGACGTCCCGGCGACGTGTCTACCCCAGTCGGTATTCAGGGATTCCTGATTACCCCCCCACCCCGACACAACGTTAGGACGTCAATCGTGGCCATCGAAGTCACCTCCGGCAATTCCACTCTCATCCAGTCGCAGGTAGCCAGCCTGCTCGTTCAGCCATTGGAACAGGCGAGCACGTTCCTGGCCGCTGGACCCGTCGTGCTCGACAGCTCCAGCCCGGTCCGCGTGCCCCGCATCGCCAACGGCGTCACCGCCGGATTCGTCGCCGAAGGCTCTCAGATCAGCGACGGCGACGTCGCATTCGACGAAGTCACCTTGCTCCCAAGCACTTTGAAGGGCCTCAAGGTGCTGGTAAAGCTCTCCAACGAGCTGATCCGCACCAGCGTCGTCGGCCTCGAAAGCGTGCTGCAGACCCGCCTGGTCACCGACGTGGCCAACGCCCTCGACGCGGCCCTGTGGGACGGCACCGGATCGTCCAACACGATCAAGGGCATCCTGCGGGCCACCGGCATCGCGACCGGAACCCTTGACCTCACCGACCCCGACAGCCTGATCGACGGCCTGGCCGCCGCCCAGGGCAACAAGGTCACCCCAACACACTGGGTGATGACCTCGAGCAGCTTCGCCGCACTGCGCAAGCTCAAGGTCGGCGAGACCGACGCCCGCTACCTGTTCGACCCGGCGACGATCCAGAACGGCACCGAGCTGCGCCTGCTCGGACTGCCGGTCATCCTCACCGACAACATCCCCGCCGTGTCGACGAAGAACCGCGTGGCCCTGGTCGACTTCTCCAAGGTGGTCGTCGCCCGCGACGTCAACGCCGAGGTCAAGATCCTCGACCAGACCTTCGGCGACTGCGACAGCATCGGTATCCGCGTCGTGTCCCGCTGGGACACCGCCCTGCTCCAGGCCAAGGCGGTCACGCTGCTCACCGAGGCGTAGTCATGACCTCCCCCAACGGAGTCAACCCGCGCCAAGTCGAGACGCTGATCGACCCGCGTCAAACCGACGACAAGGCGCGGCGAGCAGCGGCCATCGTCGCGGACGCGGTCATCCCAGTGGTGACCGCGTTCGCGCGGGCCTACACCCGAGGCCGAGGCTTCGACGCCGAGACCGGAGAACCCAACAACGAGGTGGCCGCCGTCATCACCACCGCGTCGGCCCGGTTCGCCGGGAACACCGCCCAGACCTCGACCAGCCGAACCGACAACCACGGCGACGCCGGGTCGGTGACGCGAGACGTCCGGTCATGGTTCACCGGCTGGACGCTGGCCGAGCAAATCGTCCTCAACCGGTACCGCCGGAGGGCCATGTGA